TTGTCAACCGCCCATAAACACAGCGTCAATTTGTTTGAGAGCCATGCGCTCCCACCAGTGCAATTCTACACCATAAAACCAGCAAAAATCCCGCACATTGTCAGCGCTCAACGCTTGCTTTGTTTCTGTTTTGACCCCTGATCGGATGTGGCAGTAGTACGCCCAAAGATATGCGCTTAACTCAGGTTCTGGCACTGCATCTGCTAACAGATCAGGCACTTGTCCGGTTTGCCGCTGCAAGCTCTCTAAATGCACCCGCAGCGGTTTGCCGTCGTCTTGAATCTCAGATAGCGCAATCTCTGACCGAGCGTAATCTACAAGCTCACCGATCAGGGTTTCAAAAAATTTGTATCATCAGCAATGGCAAGATCCACTTGTGTGCGAATCCAAGGCAGCGACTTGGACGTGTAAAGCTCACGGACAGCATCAGCGGAATAAGCGTTGTCTTTGCCGTGGAAGTGCAGGGTCTTGCCGTCATCTGTGCGCCATCCGGTCGTACAAGCAACAAGCAAATCAGTGCCGCGATCTTGTGCAAGCTGAATCTGATCAACCTCTGCGGGTTTGCTTTTGCCAGCCTTGCGTGCTTTGTTTATCTGATCGTTTGCTGTTTTCTTGATGTGCGCCTGATAGGTTTCTGAGTAGCGGCCAACAATGGTGATATATATGCCAAGCCCGTCGCCGGTCGTTGGGTGCAGTAACTCAATCTCCACACCCTCATTAGAGCGCGTGCCTACATCAAAATCATCAAGTGAAACGGTTTTCTTTGTCATGTTTTAATCCTCGCGGGTCGTTGTTATGCCCTTACCGCCAGCCCCTGACCCGCGACGGTCAGAAGGCCAGCGGCAGGTACTCGGTTTAGACAGCAGCGCTGTCTTGTATAACTATGGTCGTCTTATCAAACGCCAAAGCAGCACCGCCGTCTACATTCAAGCGCGCACTGAATGGATAGGTACGCATAATTGCATCACTATCATCCGGCGCATCGCCTGTAATCTTGATTTTAGGAATCGAAAACGCCATGAAATTTGCGGCATCTTCTTCAGACTCAGCCACCGCAGCAAACAGGCTGATTTCAGTCTCTGCGTCGTACAGTGCTGATACGGTTTGATCACGCAGCATGGCGGTAAACTGACCAGTGACAACGATCTGTTGACGGAACACGTCGCCGGATGAATTGCTGCCAATCTCAGCGCCCGTAGGAGCCGCACCGTTTGCAATGGAGATGTTCAGCCCGGTAATGGGAATCGCTGTTCCGTTGACGTATATACGCCCGTTGATAGATGACATGATGCCGGTTTGCGTTTCAGCAGTTGGGCTTGTCATTACCTGTGAGCCTGACAGCGCACGTGTCAATCCAGCCAGCGTTGCTGACATGGTAGCGTTACCAGAGGCGGGCATGTCAAAGGTTAATCCTGACACAACCAGATCGCTGAACAGGTCAGAATCAGTCAGGTCTGAGTAATACTCCTCGACTTGCAGATAGTCTTTGGTATGTCCAGTCAGAGGCGTTTTGCACTTCTTACCCGCAACCGTAAAGGTCACGTTATCGCCAGCAGATGCCGACACAACAGCGTCACCGTTAAGAAATACGCCGGTCATCACTCCCGCTGTGATGCTTGTAACAAGAAAGTTCTTGCTGTTGTTCGCAGCAGCGCTTGATGTAAATCCAGTCCACCGGCCAACATCACCCGTTTTAATGCCAGCAGTCAGATAGCCAGCGCTCGCGTCGGTGAATGTACCGGCAGAGTTTGGAGTGACATCAGTGCCAGCAGCATAAGGAGTCGTTGCGGCAAATGGAGCCTCAAGCATCGCCTCAATCAGTAACTGATACGTTGATGCAGACAGTTCGCCGTTGATCGTGCCGCTTGCAGACTTCAGCCCGTAAGATTGACCGCTTGATTGATGGTCTGAGCGCACCTCGTTGGAAGTGTACATGTCACGCGCAGCAGTAAAGATGCTTGATGTTCGGCGCAATATCTGCCCTGTATTGGAGCCTGGCACGCCAAGCCCTGTTTGCTTTCTGATCGTGGTCTGCTTGGATATGCGTTGTGCAATCGCCATGATGGCTCACCTCACGTTGGTATAAATGATCTGAATCTGATTTTGACAATCACGCTGTAACGGTTATCTTCTATGCCGCTCGGCGTAATCTCCGGCGTATCGGTTATGTTCACAACGACGCCGCCGCTTGTGACCGTCGATCCGCGATAAAACGTCGTACGCAAAAGCTCTGCTCTTGTCATCGCCGCAAGCGATCCTGTGCGTATAGGATACATCAATTTGACTTGCAAATAACCAAGCTCTTGATGTGAACGTCCTATTTCCTGATTGTCAGGCCGCGCAAAGATAACATGCGCCATCTGATACGGGACAGACTCGGCAGTGGGCGCAAAGTTCACATTCTCAAACGCCGTATCAAGTGCAGGAGTCATTGCGTTTAATGCTGACTCCAAAGCCGCTCGGATTGATACCGTACTCATCCTTGCGCCCTCGCTGCTTTGAATATCTGTTCAAACTCCAATTCTATTCTGCCGACTATGCCGAGTGGGGCCTGTTTTGACCAGCCGTTTTCTATTCGTTCGGCATAGGGCAAGTTATTAGCAATCCAATGCACGCCTTGTTTGTTTGCCACGCCGTTAATGATGCTTGATAACGTAGCAGCGCCTGACGGGTCTATGGCTTCGCTGAAGCCTGTCGGAGCCGATGCAAAGCCATATTGCCAGTTAGCCCTAAAGCGCCCGCCTGCATAGCCCGGAGGCGGTGGAGATTGCCAGATAGCAGGGTCGCCAACAGGCGAGCGCATAACGGCCCTGTTTGCAATTTCCATAACAACCCGGCGCACCACTCGTTTGTGTTGCTCTGGCACAGTCTCCCTGCACCACTTGGAAACATCAGCCGCAAAGCTCATGACAGCCTCACGTGAACTTAGCCTCACGTGTAATTCGTAAAGTACTGGCACTCCGGCGGGATCGGTCGGCTTGATGGAAACAACCGTGTAGACATTGCCTTGTATCGTGTAGGTGTCAGTCAATCCAACAGGGCCATTAGGATCAAGCAACAGCTTGCGGTCTGACTGCTGAACAAGATTGCCTCTGACATATGTTTGCGCTGATCTTCCTGAATCTGTGTAGTTTAGTAACGCGCCGATACGGGTTGAATTAACCGACGTTGACGTGACAGATCCGGTTGCAGGGTCATACTCTCCCGCCGTGTTAGCGGTACGTGTAACCGACTGGCCGAACTGTGTCAGCAAGTCAGTGGACAGTGATGCTATGCCGGAGTAGTCAAAGCTCATCGGCGTATCAACTTGGAACCGTCATTCAGGAATAAGGCGCGAAGCCTGCCATCAATCGCGGGGAATCGTCGTCCCTGATAGCTGTATTGATCGTACTCAACCTCGAGAACGTCAACTTTTGTTCGTTTGATCACTTGGCCTTGCTCTGCAAGTAGCGGGCTAGTTGTAGACAACAGTGCAAGCTCGGCACACGCCTGAGCGACCGCAAGCGGAACCACGTTATCGGGAATAAAGCCGGGGTATCCAGCAAAGTAATTCGGAGAGTCGGGGACCGGAACAAACGCTCTAGGCCAACTCAAAGACTGAACAGAGGTCGTGCGACTACCAGCCCATCTAAGGCGGTAGACCTCTTCCATGTAGTCAGTGGCTTTCCTTAATGCCTGCTCACGAAGCGTATCAGAAGCAAGCGCAGCCCATGCTGCGTTACCTCTAGCCGCGTGATACGTGGTAGCGTCTGCCACACTGATAAACGACTCGGCATCAGACTTGCCTGTGCCATCCTCGACAATTAAAGCCATGACGCCCCCATCAACACAGTGAAGTAATGCGCCCCATCACTGAGGCGCACCATCAATCAAGAATCAGCCCAACAGGATCGCTGTGTGCTCAGGCTTGATGTTCTTCACGCCCCACGCCAAAGCCACTTCGTAACGAACCATACGATTACCAGGGTAAACGCTGATTTCAAACGTCAGGCCAGAACGAGGGTCTGTTACTGAGGTCACATCGATTGCCAAATCACCCTCAGCAGGGCGAGCAGGTTGACGCGCAGCCAGCACGATTGCAGATCGGTTAAACGCCATATTTCGCGCAGAGGTTGCTACAACAGTGATTGCGCGAGTAGCCACGCCCTTAGCCACGCGCAGACCGGGAGCGGCCAGCGTGATAGTGTCGCCAGAGGCAGGGTTTGCGCCCGCAAAAGATACTGATGCTACAACGTACTTGTTGGTGTCGTTAGCGAATGTAATCACATCGCCAGCCGCTACCACGCCTGTACCCGCAGTTGCCAATGGGATCACAGTCTGACCAACAGTAAACGCAGCCGATGTACTAGTGGCGGAAGCCATTGCGCCAGCGGTGAAGGTTTTCACCTGACCGGATTCGCGCATGTCCATGCCGCTGATAGTGCGTAGAATGCCCTGAGACATAACGCCGTTATCAAAATCAACACTGGAGTTTGACTGCTTGCCGATGAAGTTAGCGCCAGCAGCGGTTCCCAGAACAAGCTGGTTTGCTGACAAGGGCGAGCCGTTATCCTTGAGGATTTTCAGAACGTTTGATGCGTCTGTGAAGTCGCCCGCAGTGCCAAACGGGGTAGTTGCCGCAGTGCCATAAGCACGGCTCATAGTGGCGTGCAGGGCGCACAGGTCTGACTCAACCTCGTTCACCAGAGCGCGCATACACTGAAGCAGTTGATTCGCTCGGATAGGCAGGTAGCCCGGACCACCGTTGTTCAAGCCGCCCTGCTCTTCACCATTCCAGGAGAACGGGTAGCCGCGTGACTTGGTGATTGTGATATCGGTGTTGCCGATAGTTTGATCGGCGGCGGCAGGAATGGACATTGCCGGGGTGACATCAAAGCCAGCTCCGTTGGCTGGAGCAATAGGCACACGGACTGCTTGGTTAAGCGCAGCGCGTGATGCGGTCGCGTCCATCGTTACAGCAGGAATCATGCCTACAAGCTCACGTGAAACAATGTCGAGAGCCGCGTAAGCATCAGGGATCAGGTTAGTCAGGGTATTAGCCATTGCATAAATCCTCAATAAACGATGAATAGAAACAAGTGTATCGTCTTTATCCAGCCCTGCCGGAATAATGCAACGGCCCTACCGTTGGTCAATCTTAAATCGTTAATCTGTCAACTTGCCGCCTGCACTCATAAACTCTGAGCGTTGAGCCGGTGGCAGTGAGTCAAACTGTGAGCGCGGCATTACTTTGCCTTGTGCGCCCGCACCACTACCACCCGTTGCACCGCCGCCGTTGTTTGCAGGGGCTNGGACAAAGTGCTTGCCTTCATCGCCTGCCGCCCACTCCTTAACAAACTCAGACAGCGCCTTGTCTCCAATCTTGNCAACCCGNACATCGCCTTCAGCGACAATTTGNACGCCATCNTTNAGCATGGCTTGNGCNGCTTTNAAGATGCGCCGGNTTAGTGACGCCAGCCTTTGCNANNTCTGCTGCNAGTCCNTTTTCAACCAGCAGCCGCTGTGTAAACTTNGNTTCNGCNTCAAGCGCCTTAGACGCCGNTTCAGCCGTTTTCGTTAAATCCTTGACCTGTCTACTGAGTTGTGTTTTCTCAGTCTCCAGCGCCTCTATGCGGGATTCTAACCGCTCAACCTCTGCCGGGTCAATATCGCCGCCTTTCTTCAGCTTTTTTACTTCTCCGAGCAATTCACGGTTTTTAGCTTGCAGCCCTTCGGTTGCTGCTGCTACTGCTGCGTCAATCTTTGCTTGTAAATCGTTATCGTCTGACATTGTGACCTCCGGTCATGGCCTCTGGCCGTTAAGTGTAGCGTGCTTTTAATTGCTCAATAGTGAGCGGTCTTCCCCTGCCGGACACAAGGTCTTGCAGCGTTATGGTGCCTTTTCGGTAAAGCTCTGCTCTGCCTTTTCCTAGTATATCATTTTGTCGCTCGATTGGTTGACGTTCTAACCAGCCCTCGAAAGTGAGTGCGGCAGACACTTGACCGTCTGTTGATGCGCGTGTGCCGCCTGGTTCTCCGTCTAGCACCCTGCCAAGCAGCAAACAGCGGCAATTCATGTGAATTGGATATGACGGCAGCGGGAATTTGTGGCCTCCGATTGGCTTGCCTGCCTTTGTCCACTCAAGCCCGTCCAGGGGCGCGCACGTTAAACAGGTTTTGCTGTCCAGCGTTGCCACTGCCCTATAAGCCAATATCAAATCGTCGTTTGCAGCCATTGCAGCAGCCCTTGCGTCATTGGCAATCGTCGCCGTTGAGGTCTGCACCAATGTTGCCGCGTTACGTTTTGAAACGTCCATGACCTCGCGCACTCTCTGCACAATCTGCTGATTAGTCTCAGCGCCCGCCAGTCCTTGTCGTACAGCGGCGGCAAACTTAAATTGCACATCAGCCGCTTGTTTCTGCCACCACGCGCCCTGTGCAGCGCCTTGTATCACCGCCTCAGTTGCTATCCTGTCCAATACCGCCGCAGTCGGCAATACCGCCGCGCTGCTGATTGATGATGCTGTAACGGATGCCGCTAGTCGCGCAATGTCGTCTGTGTCGGCAATGGATTTAACTGCAATCTGATCGTAATAGCGTTGGATTAGCTCCCGCGCCTCTTTCAGTTGCTTGTTGACCCTTGCGCGCCCCCACTCGGTTAAATTGTCAGAAGCAATCTTCCCAATTAGCTCCTTTTCAAGTTTTTTGAGTATCGCAATAACGTCACGGCTAACACCCTCAGAAGCTCTGAGGATGTCTAACTGCAAGGCTATCGTTGCGTCGAATTGCTTAGACACTCGTTATGCCCTGAGAGTTTATGCGCTCTTGCTCATCCTCATAATCAACCGCGTCGGCTATCACCTCGCCCTCTTTGAGATTGTAGAACAAGGTTTGACCGGAGATTGCACCCGCCTGCCATGATGCAACAAGTGCTGTTAGTTCCTGTGCGGTCATTTTGGCTGGAATGAAATCTGTATTAAGCTTGTATGACACCTCGCCAGATATGCCCGCCCATGCCATAAACACCTGCAAAGCCCGCGTGACTGCAATGTTGATAACTTCAGTCATTGCCGCAAGCTGCGACTGTTCGCCGCCNTGNCTTGCCTTNTGNGTNTCTGCTGATTCAACGGTTGCTTTCTGGCTTTCAAGCATCCTTGCGCCGAGCACAGCCATCTGGCTCTTTTTGTCCTCAAGATTCATCCGCAGCGCCGGAAAATCTCCGGCAGTCTCAACAAAGTACGCTTTTGCCTGCGGATCACGCAAACAGTTAGCAGCAGTGCCGCCGATATAGATTGCCTTGTCCTCCG